ACTGATGCTGCTGATACTCGCGACAACACTGCGGTTTTCAAGTTTGACGCCGAGTTCTGCTGAAAAGCGTTTACGCATTGTGGGTTGGGTTTGTGTCATCTGAATGATCCTGTGTTAATGATTGCGTTGATCGCCACCAGCGATGGGTTCGAGTCCTTCTTCACGTCGTGCTTCATTGACAGTCATGATGCCTGCTTCGACATACTTGGCACGACGATTGAGCTGGAATGTCTTGTCTTCAGGAATCGGATTGTCGTAGGCCAGGAATGCATCTTCCTCAATGCCATATAGTGGCAGGAGCTTTTCATTGAGCTTTTCTTCATCCATCTGGCAATAGGGGAGAATGGTGTCACGTAACCATGCCCGGTCAGCCACTTCAGCATTGGCGCGGTTGGGATTATTGGTCAGCAACTTGCTGATTGGAACGCCAAATCCCGCCGCGATTTCTTCGAGCACACGATCCGAATCACCAATGATGTCCACAGGCAGATTCAGCGGCATGGCAGAGACATCACCAGTGATCGTGATAAACTTGCCACTGTTGCGCGGGCCACGAAGTTTGCTGTCGATCTGCTTTTCAAAACGATCCAATGCATCGGCTGAAGCGCCTTGCTTGACGATCAACAGATAATCCGGGCGAGCGTGGTTATCAAATCGTGCAGTGTCCATGATACGCTTGGCATCATGTAACCCCAATGCACTCCAAACCGCTTCCAGACGACCCATGCCATAGTGCATGTCACAGAGATTGGGCAAGCGGAAGTGAATGACTTCGTCAGCTTCGAAACGCACTTGATCCAAGGGGTTTTGCCCATAGGTGTACCCATCGACAAACGTATCCTGGCTTGGGATGATTCGCGTCCATTGACTTGGCATCAGCCAAAGCTCATTGGGTCGATTCAATTGCGGGTTGATTACAGGATGCAAATAACAATTGCCTGTGATTTGAAGGTATAGCATACGAAGAACAGTCAATTCAAAACCGTTTTGATGTGGATTGACCTGGTGCAATAGTTCAAGCACGGGATGACGATCAATGACTTGCTCAAATTGGTCGCCCCAATGTGCTGCTTTACTCAGGACTGATCGCGAAGGTCTGGAAAGATGCGTGTTTTCGCCTGTCAGATACTGACGTTGCTGCACATTAACAGGGTGCGTTTTGAAGAGTTTGTTGCCGTTGCGCTTTCGGATGTACAAACGTAGAGGAACTGATGCGACGGCATTGGCATTGAGCATGGCGGCGGCATAGACCCAATTGCTGCATTGCCTGACTGCTGCTTCCTGATCGAATGGTCTTGCTTTGGCGCCGTGTTGTCCCAGACCATCCAGGATATGCATGGATGATCGTGTGTATTGTTGGCGTCGAAAAATGGCTTTGAGTTTTCTGAACATGTGTAGTTCCTTGATTTTTTTCAGTGCGTTTGACCCAGGACACGAACATCCAGCGTGTTATCTTCAAGTCCATCCAGATAGACGACGGCATAGCGCATGGCATCCATCCCGTGATCGTTGACCATGACTGGCGTTTCAGAAACATCCGTACCTCGATGCCAGACATAGGCTGGAAATTCCTGGCAGGTTGAGATGGGTTTCTGCTGTTCCATGAGACGATGATCCGTTTGAATGAGACAGTCATTGATGAGCATCAGTCTCGGTTTGCCATCGGGGGCTTTTTTCAACCGCCTTGTCACGGATTGAATGCCGCTTCGCAGCGACTTTTGTGCCAACGTGGTTGGTATGCCGTAGCGTTCGAGCGTTGCCCGGCCTTCGGCATCATGATCGGTGATGGTTGCTTCGTATTGCTCGCCTTGTGAATGCGCGATGATGGTTTGTGCGTGGTCTTCGACCAGGCCATGCGATTGATAGAGTTCGCGATATAAAATCATGCGGTCATCTGGATCAATCGCCCACCACTGGCAGACAAAGGGGTTGGTGTATCCAAAGTCGATACTGCGGATTCGCCTGTAGTTTTCAGGGATTTCAAACTTATCGACGAGATGTACTGCCGGATCCCAAAGGTCATAGACAGCACCTTCCTGACCGGACCAGATACCTTTGAATAGGCGGTCTCGACGGACACCGGTGAGTTGGTTGAGGCGTTGTTTGTAATCATCGGTGACACTGGGGTTGTCATCATGTCTGCTGAGTAACCGTGTCATTTGCCCACGCAATGCGCGTTGGTTTAGCCAGTGTGTCGGTGCGTCAGGATTGGTGTCTGCCAGTGCCTGTTGGTAGGGCATGATGCCGTTGCGAAGACGTGTCAGCAATGATTCCCAATCGTCTTCGGTGAGTTCGCGTGCTTCGAAGACAAAAATCATGTCATACTCGGTGGACATGATTCGGCTTGCTCGATCCATTCCTGCGATCACCAGGACAGAACCGTTGGGATAGCGATAGCTTTGACGTTGACGGCGAGATGGGCCGTTGAGCATTGGCCAATTGTTTGGCAAGACTTTTTCTTCCAACGTGACCAGAACGGACTCTGTCATTGATTCGCGTGTTTTGCGAACAAGTAACGCACGCATGCCCGGATATTTCAACGCACAGAGATTGGCTTTTTCCAATAACGCACGTGTCTTGCCTGTGCCTGCTGGGCCTTCCATGAGAATCTCAGGGGATTTGCAGTAAAGAAGATCTTGCGCGACGCCGAAGGGGCGATAGGGTTTGTTGTCCAATGTGTAGGTCATATCTTTTCGAGTTCCACTTCACTGACGACTTTGACAAGCAAGGCTTGCGTGTTGTCTGACTGCGGGTTGTCCTGGCGGTCGAGTAGTTTGTGTTTCATGTCGATGAGTTGTTTCCATCGATCAATGGCCTTGTGATCGCCGTTACGGACATCTTTGGCAAGGGGGAGCATGGCCATCTCAATCCGCAGGAGATCAACACTTCTTTCGACATCGTTTGAACTGTGCTTGTCTTTGACGCTTTGTTTGATGTCGTTGACAATTGTTTTTTCACTGACTGCCAATGAGGTTGCGATTTGTGCGTAGGTCAGTCCGGCTTTGCGCATCTCCAATGCACGAATGCGACGTTCGATAATGGTTTGGCGGCGTGGTGTGGTTGCTGTTGATTTCTTTTTAACGGTCATGTTTTATGCAGCTGCCTTTCGGTAACGGAATGATGCGGTGATGCGTCCGATGGAGCCTATTTTTTTACCGGTTCGAGCCAGTAAGCCCTGATGCGCCTGGCCGCATTTAACGACTTTGGTGCATCGCCATTTCTCGTTTTTGGACAAACTGCGAATCAATGCTGGATGCGAGGTGACGATACTGATGCGCATGTTCTGCGATTCGATTTTTGCAATGCAATCGAGCAGTTGCGTTCCGACGCCCAGGCCTTGAAAATCAGGCAGAACGACGAGCCTGTGGATCATCCGGATGTCTTTTTGCCCATAGAGATGCATCGTGCTGCAAAAGGCGATGGGTTGTTCATTCCAAGTCGCAACATAGCATCGTGCAGCCTTGTTGAGATTGCTGCTTAAATAGTGATGACGCTTAAACAGTTGCCAGAGATTCTGTTTGCAGCTTCGGACTTGCAGTTCGATGGTTGGCCGCCGAACCGACCCCCAGTGCAGTGTCTGGTCTGCCATATCCAGGTACCAATCCGGCTCAAGCCATTGGAGTATGTCATAGTGACACGTGATGGCAACGAACTTTTTACATTGTGCCCGAGCCGCCCGCAGAGTCTTTGCGACAGCCGCAGAACCAAAACGTGCGACTTGGCGATCCACGACACTGGTGAATTCATCGAAAGCAACAACAGGTTGATTCTTGAGCAGGGCGTATGCCAGATCACATCGGAATTTCTCGCCATTACTCAGGACATGCCAGGGGCGAATCCATGCAGGCGGCGAGCTGAAGCCGACACTGTTGAGCATGGCAGTGACCTGTTTGCCGGATAAGTTTTCGTCAAACCCATCGATGACTGCTTTGTCATGTGGCCATGCATACGTGTCGAACAAAGCGTCAGACTTGATGCATCCATTTTGCCCGAAAGCTTGTCTGGCGATGGTACTTTTGCCCGATCCCGATGGGCCGACGATCGCGCCGATCGTCCAATCGCTTTGGAGTTCAGGGAGTTCGACTTCAAACTGCTGCGCACTTTTTTCGGTGACTGGAACATCAAACAAACCTGCAATCTGTCGAACGCGAAAGCTGTCGAAGACTGGCGTTTGCACTAGAGCGTTAACACGCGGCATTGGTATCCCTCCTCATCGAGTCGTTCGAAAAGCGCTTTCTGACTTTGTTCGTTTTCACATGCAACAAGTACCTGATACGTGTCGGGGATGTTGACATCACATTGCGTATCATTGTCGATGTGCATGGCTTGATTGACAGCATCTTCGATTTGATCATCATCAAAGCCGGTACACAGATGATTGAAATCCATCTCGTTTTGCAGGGCTGCCAACTGCTGGGCGAGTTTGTCGACATCCCAATCACTTGTGTCGGTGGTGCGGTTGTCGGCGATGGCGTAGGCACGGGCGCTGGAGCCGGAAAGGCCGGTTGTCACAGCAGCAAGATGGGTCCAGCCCAACGCCCGTGCCGCCAGTAAGGTGCCGTTACCGGCCAGGCAGGTGTGGTGCTTGTCGATGACGATGGGTTTTTGTTGACCGAATGCTTCAAGACTTCGTTTGATGGCATCTAGGTTTTGCTCGGGATGTTTGCGGACGTTGTCTTGATCGTTGTGAATTTGATCGATCGGAATCGCCAGTGATCTCAATGTGGGTTCGATGTATTGGAGTTGCTCTGTCATAGTTGACTTTCAAAGCGTAAAGTTATTGATTTTCCAGGTGACGTTTTTCCGTGACGGATTC